AAAGCTAATCAGAGTTTCAACTTAGGACTCTCTGCTACTCTATCAATACCACTCAATAGAGGTATGCAAAAGAGATGTAGATTAGCAGCAGAAGCACAAGTAGCAGCAGTCAATCAATCTACTGCCAACAAAAGATTAGACTTCGAGATCGCAAGACTTAAAAATTGTGGTGAGCTCCTCAAGGCTGGTATCATGTTCCACCCAGACTCACCTTATGCAGCTATATGTGCTGACGTTGTAGTAACAAATCCAGGTGGTACTATCAAACCACACACTCATGACTTCCCTACACCAGAATTTACTGACCCTTCAAAGTCCGAGCAGCCTTCACAGCTTGATTCTTCTCTTTCTGAGCAAGAAGTCGCTCCCTCTTCGACAGAATCTTCTCCTTCTGACCAAGCATCTTCTTCACCTTCGCAATCGTCTTCTTTATCACTGGTTTCACAACCTTCAGAATCAAATCCGCTAGGGGTTTTGCAAGTAGGGCACTCGTGGTTGCAACAGTAGCAATTGTTGCTGTAGTTGCTATTGTAGGAATACTAGGTAAATATTGCTCCACCATTGGGACAGGTTCCCAGATGGTTTCACATCTTAATCCATCAACTGTCAATTTATATTCTTTAACTTTCTCTGTACCTGCAGTATTCAGGTCTCCAATGCGTCTAGCATTAAGAGGAGGACATTCTACTTCACCAGCAGTCTCACCGTCTGTAGGAGGTGGTGGAGGTGGTGCTGGTGCATCTATAGGATCTGCTTCTGTTGCATCTACACCCTCATCAACATCATCAGGTTCTGTATTAATTGTCTGCCAATATAATTCTCTATAATCATAATCAGGTGGTTGGTAGTAAGGCATACCACCATCACATAAAGTTACGTTTTGCTTAGGATCATCGTTAACTAGATTCTTATTTTTAGATGGATCCTTCTTAGCATTTTCTTTGTGTACTGTTACACAACCAGGCACATCAACTATAGGTGTACCAGCAAGCACAGTAACTGGGACATCTATTGGTATTGCCTGTGGTGGATTCATCAACCAACTACGTGTCTCATTTACATTAACATTCCTAATATCAGATATAAAAACATTCTGAGTAACTACAGCAGGTATACCAATACCTTGTATTGGTATTAAGGGTATCCCCGAAGCATTTATTCCAATATTAGGTATAGGATCCATGATCTAGTACATGCTCAATTCTTGCTTCATCATCCCACTCATCATCTTCCATATCCATCTGAGTTATGATGCCAACGATGGCTAAGATAGCAGCAAGGACAGCACCAGCACCCCAGACTTGTTTCTCAATGGATCTTAATCGTTGGTTGAGTTCTTCTTTATCTTTGTTATTAAAATCTTCTAAACCTTTTTGAAGATCATCAACCTTAGTTTCTAAGATTGCCATACGGCTATCTTGTGCTGCTTGCTTCTCATAGTAAGAAGATAATTGTGTGTTGTCTATCATGATACTTTACCTCCTGTGCAATTCCATTCAGAATTAGGATCTACTTTATCCATATAATTAAATCCCGATCCTTCTGGGTATATGTATTTACCATTCTCATCAAATTGAGGACCAACTTTCTTTGCAGGGTATGTTGGATAAGGTCTCAACCCTGCTCTCATCTCATTACCCTTTCTTCTTCGCATCTCATTACCAGTCTCATGGTCTTCAGGCATTTGTGGCCAAGAAGACCCTAAGATCCTTTTGATATCTTCTTTAGTATAACCGTTAGGATGACTCATCGTTGTGGTGTTACTTGTCTATAATTTAAAGGTGGTGCATCTTTCTTACCAGACACGCCACCAGTCTTGGGTGGGAATGCATCTTTGAGTTGTAAGTATAACTCTTCTGCTACCACCTGCCTTATTTGTTCAATTTGCTCAGACTGTCTTCGTTGTGGACCACCAGTATTCTGGTCGATTACATGATTGCCACCGACAAAAGCACCAGTACCTAGCACGGTTACTGCCGTGCCAGTTGAAGCAATCTTCTGCAGATCCATTAGAAACCGCCAGGAACAGGAAGACCTAGACTAGCTTGAGGTGCAGCAGAAGGTGGAGTTGTACCTACATCTCCTGTAAGAGCACCACCAGCAAGACCACCTAAAGCAGCACCACCAATGGATTCTATTGCATCCTTCTTGATGTCTTCAATAATGGCATCTTTGTTTACATAGACGTATGTTCCTACACCTATGATACCAGCGAGTGTTACTCCTGATGCTACACTTATTGCATTAGCAATAGCATTAAAATTAAATTTCATGACTCTATAATTTGTAAGGTTTGTCGTCAGTATCGGATACACCAACTATTTTAAGAGGTGCTTGCTCAATACGAATAGTTTGAGTCGGTCCAGACTTTGCTATGATCGCCTCAATATCTTTAGCAGTAACAGGGGGAGCTCCGTTACCGTTGCCATTACCGTTACCATTCATCTTCATAGTACCATCACCCTTCTTAGAAGCCGTCTGGATCCCGAAGCTAGCTAAAACCCCAGTGAACACCGAAGCTATAAATGTTGGATCAATTTTCTGTTGTGGTATACCTGGTATAGAAACGTAGTTCAAAGTCAATATTCCGCCCGACCAGGCAAGAACAGTAATTCTGACAGCTGTGGAGATGATGGCGGCTTGTTCCTCGGCATCTGGTAGAATAGCATCCTTTAGTTTACCTAACGGACCTTTCTTCTTCTCCTCTTCTTCTTTCACTTCCGTTACTTCTTCTTCAGCCATATATCTATTGTAACTGTTCTATATATAATCCTTAACCTTCACTTACAGGTTGCTTCTTCTTACCAATATTATATTTGGACTCAAGAGTCCAGTCACCCTTATCCTTATACGAAATAACTTTTATCTGACTTAAAGGTGCAGCATCAGAGATTCTATCAACATCAGATATCTCAACTAAACCCCAATCACTCAGTAGTTGTATGATTCTATTCCTACGTTGCACATCATTTAAAGAAAGATTTGCTCTCTTACCATCTAGAGCAAATAGTTCTTTAAAATGTACTATGTAATACGATCCTTTCTTATGGAGTATATGACAAGATTGAAATAACTTCCTTTCTTTTTTAGAAGCAACTCCAATTCTAGTTAATGTCTCACGGACTTTTAGAAAATCATCAGGTTCCTTTAAAGTCACCTGCACCATATCTTCCTTAGACCAACTAAGTTCTTCGCTCATTTCTTTCCTCCCCTATTCAGTTTGTTTGTAATAAAAGTAATTTGATCAGGAGTCAGAATGCTAAGAGCTTGTCTAGCCTTTTCATTACTATAACCATAGTATTGTTTGACAACTTCCAAGTCATTCATCTTCTGTTTCTTGCCCCAAGGTGAAAACCTTTTACGAGACCTCACTATATGTATATAAAAATCATACTGAAGTTGCTTATCTAATGCTGAATACTGATTCATCTCATTGGCATACATGATAGTATCCATATGGTGAGACATACATTTATTAATTACATAAGGGGAGTAATTCTTTTCCCAACCAGGATCATCTCCCATGAGATATTCCTTACTATAGTTGAGACTATTCAAATAATCCTTAAGAGGATATCGATCATCATATGCCATAGTTGGTTAATACCAATTCCTTTCTTCCTTGCTGATCCTTCATATAATCACCTACAGATCTCATAGTATATGTGTGATCATACTCATGTGCATTCCATTCCTTAAAACGACTCTTAACTAACTGAGAAGCATTATAAGATATCATTTGATGACTAGTAAACCCATCACATTCTTGAGCAAATGCATCGTGATCAAAATACTTATGCATCTCACCCTTCTTACCATATAAATTTGTTCCTATCTCATAAGGTGGATCTAGGTATATAAATGAATCCTTCTCATCACTCAACATCCTTTCATAAGTCAAATTGGTTATAGTCCAATCCTCTATTAACTCTTGATAGCCAGGTAACTTATCGATTCCTCTAATTGAAAAGTTGGACTGTGATGCTTGGGCACTGAATGACGAGGACTCAGTAAGACCACTAAAGCTGCACTTGTTGATAACATAAAAATAGACAGCACGATCTCTGGGCGTAGCCTCCTTGTCAAGATTTTCTTTGCATTCCAGAAAAAGGTATCTGGCTCTATCTGTGGAATCGTGTCTCTCTTTGAGGGCACGTAAGTCTTTCGCAATTTCATCTCCATCATCTTGTAATTGTTGCCAGAAGTTAACTAGCGGTTCATAAAGATCATTAACCCATATTTCTAAATGAGGAAAGGTCTTTGTCATATACAAAGCAACAGATCCACCTCCAAGAAAAGGTTCACGATACTCTTTATACTTACCCATGTCTGGTAAGAACTGTGCCATCTTTGTAATAGCACGTGACTTACCTCCAGGATATCGAAGAGGTGTTTTCAAAGATTTCATAATGTAAAGTTGTTGATTGCCATTGGTAAAATACCATACTCAGAACGTTGAATACGTTTGGTTAAAGTTTTTACCGTATCATCTTTTTCAATAGGGACTTTTCCCTGCAGCAGTATTCTACCAGAATCTAACTCTTCTGTCACTATATGGACAGTACATCCTGTAACATCATCTCCACTTTCTAATGCTTGCTCTACAGCATCGATGCCTTTATACTTGGGAAGTAAAGATGGATGCACATTAATTATAGGACAATGAAACGCAGATGGATTTTTTAATACTCTCATATAACCAGCAAGAACAATAAGATCTACATTCCATGCCCTGAACATTTCTACCATTTTATCTTCATCTTTATGTGGTATTCTTACATGAGGTATTCCCCATTTCGCTGCTCTTTCTACAGCACCACACTTTTTTGTGTTATGTATCATCAACACAACTTCATGTTTATTACATAATGGATTGGTAACTATGTTCTCGAAGTTGGTTCCGTTGCCAGAACACATAACACCTATTCTCATAGAATTAGCTTTCCTGTATTTGGAGTGACAATTGATGGTTTGTTAAACATTGTATTATACTGTGTTACTAAACTTGGCACAGCTTCTGTAATATACATTACATTTCTTTTGTTGATTTCAAGTTCATGAACATCAGGATCTTGCAATGGAGCCCAAGGAGCAAATCCTATTTGAGTGCCATCTTCACCTGCTGGCATAGCAATGATTGCATCTGCAATTACAATACTATCCTCCTTCTCTTCATTCAACTCACAGATAACATTTTCACCACTAGTGAAACGTATGTTTTTTACAGCCATTTTAATCTTTAGAAATAAATTGTTTAGTCTCTGGAAACCAGAGAATGTCTAGGTCACTATTATAGAATGTTTTCTCTGCATCCGCAAGTGTTTCAACCAACGGTTCACCAGCTAAATTAAAACTAGTGTTTAATAAAACACCATAACCTATACGACTACTTATACTACGAAGCAAACGATATAAATGATGCTTATAATCTATAGTTTGAATCCGACACGTTTGGTCAACATGAGTTACACCATAAAGAAATGGATCTCTTACCGTAACACTTCTTGTCATATACTTATAATTTTTCTCATTAATTTCATGCATACCAATATTGAATAAGTATGGTGCTTCATAATCTAAAACCATTGCTGCAAAAGGTCTATACCATTCTCTCCTTTTAATCTTATTAACAATCTCCTTAGCATCAGGATTGTAAGGATTGAACAAAATAGATCTATTACCTAATGCTCTTGGACCCGCTTCTGCTTGTTTATGAAACACTGCAACTGATTTATCATTGCATAAACTATCTACAATAAAATCTAACTCACATGTTTTATATTCTTTAGGTATAGGATATTCCTTACCATGAAACATGGTATCTTTAAAATCAAATGGTTCCATAGATCCAGTGATTTCATGATGTAGATATAAAGCAGCTCCTATAGAATTACCATCATCAGTAGCAATAGGCTCAAAGTAAAAATTCTTCCAAGGAAATCTTTCTGTTAAATATTGATTGGCAACTACATTTAATCCATATCCACCACTGATACAAATATTAGATGAAAGGTCAGAATACTTTTCAATTAAATCACCAAGAGCTTCTTGTGTTTCACATTGAACCTGATGTGCATAATCTGCATACAATTGATAATTATCGGTAGTTATATTATTAGTTTGCTTTAAATCCAATTCTCTATTAATAGTCATTGGATGTTTACCTGGAGTAGATCCCCAGAGAATACCATGTACTTGTCTAGTATGAAAATTAGAATCAATAGGATTACCATCATAAATCAAACGTGAAGTTGGAAAAGACTTACCATAGGATGCCAATCCCATAACCTTACCAGCTTCCATTGGA